TTGAAACTGAGTAACAGCTTCAGCTAATAATGGGTGATGAACACCACTTGCACCTTGAAAAGGTTGTGTTCTTTCTTGATCGTATTTAATACCTAATAATTCTAACCCTTGAGTAAAAGCGTTATACCAATCTTCCCTAGAATCATAATCTTCTTGATAATGTTCGCTTAATGTAGAACATAAAGAATTTAAAGAATCTTCATCAATGTTTTCGGCTAGATTATCACCGAAAGTTACATTATCCATACCAAACTCTTCTACATCTAAATCCCCTATTTCTTTTATTAAAACTTCTAAATCTTCAGGTATTTCTTGTTGAGGTTGATCTATCTCGATTTCGATAGGTTGTTCATTATCGGCTTGGGGTTGATTTTGTTTTTCTATAGCCATTATTCTTCGTATAAATTATTAAACGTTATTTCTGGGTCCATATAACTATCATGCCCTTCGGCAGAATGTAAATGTTGAGAAGGTGTAAAATCAGGAGCACCTTCACCAGTTACCCATAATGCTGGGCTTGTTGCTCTTACTCTATTATTAGGTAAAGCTACAAGATTACCAGTCCACTTTCCTGCATCAGTCAAGTATAACACATGACTTTGTTTATGTTGTGCAGGATCGTCTGCAATATCGTTATTTGTATAATCAACAGTAAATAAATATCTACCTGTATAAAAATTACCGTCTATTTTACAAATCCAAGGGCTTGAACTAACTCTATCCATTACTACAACACTATGGTCTCTTGATTCACAATCCCAAGGTTGTGCTAAATGGTCTTCCATCGGTTCGCCCCATTGTTTCAATGGTATATCAGCTATAAGGGCTTGTATAGGCATTCGTGCCCACATTGCTCCCCCATGTACACTTGTTTCTTGATCATCTAATTCTATTTCACAGCCAGTAAAAACTACTTGAAAAGATAATGATCTATCTGGAATAGTATTAACAGCTATTGCAAGGGCATGAAGATATTCTCCATGATAGTCTTGATGGTTAGCTGTAAACTCTTTCCTAACCCAGCATTTAAAATGCGGAATATTAGAAATTAAATATGACACGTTAAAAAAGTTTTACTTTTTCTTTTTACGCATCATTTTTCTTTTTACGCCACCTTTAGATCTCATTTTAGATTTTTTTCTTACTCCACCACCGGCACGATATTTAGTTTTTTTCATAATAATTTTATTAGTAATATACTTTATTAAAATACGATGGTTCGTCATCGAACTCATCGCTCCAATCGTTACTTAATCTTAAGAATCCCCCTTGCCTAAATCTCATTAAAGCTTGAGTCATACTATCAACTAAGTCGTCATGCTCTCCGTTAGGAAAGTCATTCACTTCTTCAGCTAATTCTTCAGCCCAGTTAGTTTGGGGTATCCAAACTTTACCATCTGCTAAAATTGAAGAAATTGAATTCACACGAGCTACTTTATCTTGTCCTCGACTAGGTGTAAAGTTAAATATAGGAATTCCTACTGCTCTTAATTCTTGTGTCAATGGTAAACCACTTGCTTTAGCCTCTATAATTACAGAGTCCGGTTGCCATTGTTTATAATATTTTATTGCTGCTTCTTTTAATTCAGGGAAATCAAATCGATCATGTAATACGTCTAATAAAATTATATGAGCTTGTTTACCATCATAATATTCTTCATCTATTTTTCCACTAGGGTAAAAAATACCCCAAGTAGTTACAGCAGTATAATCGGCAGATTCTTTTTTTAAAAAAGCAGTATCATAAGATTGAATAATATATTCGCAATATGGGGGATCATTATTTTCCCAAGTTTTAAACCATTCTTTAGGTATAATCGCAATATCACCACCGGTAGGTTGTTGCATATAATTAGCAAACCATTTACTAGGAGATATACTCGCTTTTACTTTTTCTAATTCATCTAATGACCAAAAATTTTCCCATAGTGGATTACCGCTAGGTAATATAGCAGGGAACTCTATAATTTCCCATTGATCCGCATTTTCGTCAGTAGTCATTTTTTTAATTAATTTACCTGTTAAATCACGTTTAGACCAACGTGTCATAACTATAATTATCGCACCTCCCGGCTGTAACCTTTGTCGTGGACCTGTCATAAACCATTCGTAAGTATCGTCTAAAGCTTTTTCAGACATTGCGTCTTGTTCAGAATGTGGATCATCAATAATAAATAAGTCCGCTCCCCTACCGGCTAACGCACCGCCAACACCAGCAGCAAAGTATTCACCGCCTTTAGAAGTATTCCATTTACCGGCTGATTTAGAATCTGCTTTTAATGATGTTTCAGGAAATAATTTTTGATATTCTTCACTATCAATTAAATCCCTAATTTTTCTACCAAAATTTACTGCTAAGTCTGCAGTATGGGTAGCTTGTATTATTTTTAAATCAGGTTTTTTACCTAATAAATAAGCAGGGAAGTAATGGGAAGCAAACTCAGATTTAGTATGACGTGGAGCCATATTAACAATAACTCTTTTAGTTTTACCTTCGGCTATATCATCAAAGACTTTTGCCATCTTTTTATGATGATCACCTTCAATAAAATTATCCCATAAAGTTTTTACAAAAGTTAAAAAATTAGATGTAGCTTCTTCTTGTTTTATTCTACGTTCTAATTCTTCTAATAATAAAATATATTCTTTAGCTTCGTTTTCGCTTAAATAAGATAAGTCTATTTTTTGTAAATGCTCATAATGAGCCATAATTAATAATCAGATTTAATTCTTTCTAATGCAGAATTTAAACCACCACCTTTATTAAGTCCACTTTTTTTCATAAAAGATCTACCAGCTTCTTCTGCTGGGTCTACTTTAGTTGCAACAACTGAACCAACTCCAGCACCAACTTTTCCAGGATTAGGTTTTATCAATCTTTGTAAATAACTTCCAAATGCTTCTGCAGAATTAATATTATTTAAATATAACATATTTAATCTATTAGATGCATTAGGGTTATTTAGTACATCAACAGCTTGACCACGAGTTAAAACATCTATATCGTCTGTTACTTGAGGTAATAATTTTTTTGCAGCATCAGCTTTTTCGTCAGGTGGTAATTGATTTATTTTATTAGCAACTTTTTTATAACTTTCACTTATATTAGTTGTAGTTGTTATATTTTTTGGCATTAATTTTGCTATCGCCTTAAACTTTCCTGGACCTATAACAGTCATAGCAAACTCTCCAACATCACTTAAAGGACCCTGATTAGATTGTTCTACTAAATCTAATAATCGATTTAAATCTGATGTTATGTTAGAGTCTTTATCACTTAATGTTCTTCCTTGTTGTAGTTGATCTAATCGATTCATGCTTTCAGCTACACCTTCTGATTTTCTAATGGCTTCAGTAAGTTGAGTTTCATTTAAATCTTCTGAGATAACCGGCAACCCAAGTTTTTTGAGTTCCGTTTTTATTTGGGGAATAAGTTCTTGTGCTAATTTAAATAATGCTGGTGATACTGAAGCCATAATTTATTATATACTGGAATAAATAATTAAACCTATAAAACTACATAAAATAATTATAAAAATAGCATAGTCAGCTAATAAATCAGTACGTGTTTTAGGTTTTTTATCTTGTACATATGCTTCATTAATATCAGGTGTACTAGGGTCGTCTGCAATAAATCTACCTTTAGTTGTCCTAGCTCTTTTACGAACAGGCTTTTTAACAGGTTGTTTTTTGCTCTTTACTTTTGGCATAATTTTTTCTCCTTATTAAAATTACTAATTTCGATTATATTCCAAAAGTGGTTATAGGTAAAATTTTATTTGTAAAGTTACTAGCGTTGAGTCCGCCCAATAAGGGTGGGGGGGTGGGGACGCTACTATAACTATTATTTATGGGGGTAGGGGGTACTATATATATTATTTATAATTGGTAAACCGCTTTGAACCTTGTCTTACATGATAGTAAGTACTTACTATTTATTTAAGGTATAAAAAAGGGGCTATTTATTAGCCCCTAATTTAGCTTATTAGCTTACACTAATTGATAAACACCTAAATCAGCTAAAGGTTTTCTATAATAAGCTACTACCTTAGCAATAGGTTGAGTAGTTTTAAAATCACTACATTTAGCTAGTTCTTCTAATAGCTTGTCATTCTCTATAATAGGGCTATTAGTTTTATTAGCTATATTAACTAAGCAATTAATAATAGCTAATACTTGACTAGACTTACCTGTATAAGCTTGAGGATCAATAAGCTCATACGTAGAGCTTGAAGTACCTCTAAAGGTAGTTTGTTTAACATTCTCAAACAAAGCTTTTTTAGCGTCTACCGCCTCAATAGCTTGTTTAACTGTTTGTTTATCTTTTTTCATAAGTACCTCCTATATGTAAATGATTAAAGATACTTATTATATTAAGGGTTTATTTATTAATGTCAAGCGTATAAGCGTAAATAATTAAATTAATTTATTAAGCGTATAAGCGTAAATTATATGATAATAAAAACATATACCACGAGCGACGAGCGACGAGCGACGAGAGACGAGCAAAGAACAAATGAAGATTGGATATTGGTGATTGGGTATTGGGTGATTGGTTAAAGGCGACGAGCGACGATTAGAAGATTGGTTGATTGGTTGATTGGATTGGATAAAGAAAAGGGATCCGAAGATCCCTAATCTTAAAATGTTATTAAGCTATTAACTCAACACATCCTTTTTCAGCTAATGCTTTTTGGTAATATCTTATTACCTTTATCACCGGCTGACGAGTTTTAAAGTCATCGACCTTTTGTAAAAAGGCTACGATATCTTCAACTGTAGCTACTCCGGTTTTGTTAGAGCACTCGCTAACTGCCCAAAGGATAAGCATCGCCTGTGGTGCCATCTTTGGTATAGAATCGCAAGTTAATTTATATGCAGTCACACCCTCAGTAGATCTAACTGTCACATTAGGTTTTTCGAATTTTTTCATAAGTTCCTCCTAAATAAAATTCGGTTAACTGTTAAATAAACCCTTTATTTAACATAGGTATATTATAAACTTAAAACGCCAATAAAGTAAAGCGGTTTTTTATCTAATTTAACTGTCCTGTTTTTATGGTTGTGGGAGACGAGCGACGAACGACGAGCGACGATTAGTCAGTAGACGATTTGACGACTTGAGCTTCGACGATTTTAGGAAAATTGGATTGGACGAGTTGTTCAAGACGTTGGATAATTTCTTCTTTAGGCATAGATTGGATTTGTTGTTGGATGACTTCTCGACGATCGACATACAAACCACCAGCTTTACCACGATGGACCTCTGCAGTGATGGCAGCAGACAGTTGACCATTGTCTTTGGCTTCTTCTCTCAAGTCATATAATGCTGATAAATGAGAATCCATGCTTATCTGTGCTCTGTCTTGCAACTTTATCGATTGGTTAATGAGGTGGTTTCGGACTACTGGGTTATGATTTAGTAACACACTGCCTTGTCGTTTGGCTGCGTTTCGATTTTTAGTATACCCTGCTTTTATAGCTGCTTGGGTCGCACTTTCTCCTTTTAAATACTCTGTTACGAATCGTTTTTGTTTACTATTTAACGGTTGCCATATCTTACCATTAGTATCGACCATAGCTTTACCATCATCTGTAGGTTCTAAATGTGTATACTCTAAATCTTTCATAGGTTGTAACCCCTGTTGCTACGATATATTTTCTTATTTTAAAATAAAATAATAAAAAAGAAAAAAACTTTCCTTTCTGTTTTATATAGTATGCCACATCCGTTGGCTCACAACTCTAAAAAAGTAATAGGTTCGTTAAAAAGTAATAGATTTAAGAAAAAGTAATAGACCGAAAAACCTTATAACCAAGAGACTTTGACGGACGATCTATTACTTTATTGAAGATATTAGTAGTTTTAAGAATTTTTTTATAAAAATAAAATATTTTAGAAATAACTATATAACACTAATAAATTAATAGAATTTTGTTTATAAATAAAATATATCAAACTCTCCAGGAACTTCTACGCTTTCTACAAGTGTAGTGCTTCCTTCCCAGTTTTGTATAATCGGGTCGACAGATGTTCCGCCAGATTGTAAAGTATTCCACCAGATGTCTTCATATCCTTGGATTATTTTCCTAACAACATTTTCTTCGTTCTTACAAGTGCAAACATCTATCATAGTGCCGTTACTCGTTTCTATACATACTCTAATCATAAGCCCCTCCTATGGGTTATAAATCGTAAAAATAATTTTTTACTATATATAGTATAAAAAAGAATAAAAAAGAAAAAAGGCATTTACGAGTTTACCCATCTTTATTCTCCTTCAACATAGCAGTAGTTTGATCTTCGCAATTATCACAATAAACAAATTTATCTTCGCAACTGCCATTAACATTATTAAATTCATCTGCCCAAACTCGCCAAGAAATATTATCTTGCTTACAAACAGAACAACACATAGTTTTATTCATCTTTATTCTCCTTATGGTAAAAAACGTTTTAAAGTATCAAGTTCTTGTTCGGATATATCCCTTA